AACTAAATCATAACTTTGATTATCAACAAGAGGAACAGAAACATTATATCCTTTTTTGGTTAGATATGCGATAGCATAAGATAATCCTAAAGATCCTTGTGTTACTGGGGGTAGATTTTCAAACATACCAGTTTAGTATACTGGTATTATTTATACTCAACGAACCTCAAAATCCAAACGTTTTACTTTACGTTGGCGTCTTGCTTCCTGAAAAGCAAGATCTTGTGAAGTCAGAACATTTGATTTTTGTTCTTTCTGAATAGAGTTTAACATAACAATACGCGATAAGTCAACTGCTGAAATTTTATCACCACGAATTGTCGCCATATTAGGACAACCACAAGTAATGGTTTTTGTTGGGTGTCCTGTTAATTCTTTATTGCAATCTTTGCATCTTATTGAAATCATTGTTCTTCATCCTATTCATTGTAGGTGCGATCTTAACTGCCAAACAAATTTACCGTGAGATTCCATTAAGTCTTGAACTAGATTAGCAGTTGCATATTGCTTTTGCTCTTCTGCTTCTTCTGAAATCCCTTGCATTAATTCACAAAACTTGGTGTTATTATCAAGAAGTTCTTGAAGCATTTCTTTTGCTCCCGTTGAACTTGCAGCCTCTTTAATTTGAGTCACCTCAAGCATTCTAGAAAGAGAACTCAGAGGTTTTACATTCAAATAACGCATATGTTCAGAGAGACGGTCAATCTCTTCAAACATAGTTTCATACTGTCCACCAAAAAGTTGATGGAGTTGAGTGAAATCTTCACCAACAACATTCCAATGAAATGCCCAAGTTTTATGGAACAAAACAAAAAGTGATGACTGAGCATCACTCAAGAGTTTATAAAGTTTTTCCATTATACTCTTTTTATTTTTATTTATCAAGTGGGCGATGACGGATTCGAACCGCCGACCAATTGCGTGTAAAGCAACTGCGCTACCGCTGCGCTAATCGCCCATGGCTCCCCCGACAAGATTCGAACTTGTGACCCATTGATTAACAGTCAACTGCGCTACCGCTGCGCCACAGGGGAATGAGGGGAAGGAGAGCTCTTGGACGGAACCGCAGGATCACTTCCCCAGAGCGAATGACGGGGATCGAACCCGTGACACCAACTTGGAAGGATGGGATGTTACCGCTACACCACATTCGCTTATGAGACAATCATAAACCTTTTGAGTTTGATTGTCAAGTGTCGATGAAAGGACTTGAACCTTCACAGATTAATCTACTGGAACCTAAACCCAGCGCGTCTACCAATTCCGCCACATCGACAAGGCAGGCTCACCAGGAATCGAACCTGGAACAATTGCTTAGAAGGCAATGGTTATATCCGTTTAACTATGAGCCCTTAACTTGTTTATTGTATCAATCCTTGGGGCAATCGTCAACCCAAGGAGCACAGATTCTCATTTCACCTCCTAATAATCTTTGAGCTTCTGAACCATCTGGAGCTTTCTCTATCAACCGTGGCAAAGGTATTCTAGGTGTAGAAGAGTCCCCTGTCAAGCGTTCATAGTCCCGAATGGCCTTATCCACATCTCTCTCAACTCTCCTGTCCACCACACCAGGATCCTGAAGCAGGACATCGTTGATAATGGTCTGTGGGAACAGAGTCCTCTGTACCTCGTCTAGAAGGTCCCAGAGACGCTCCTGGGGTACTCCTGTGCATTGGGAGAGGGTTGCTACGATACCACTGAGTACGATGCTTATAAAGATTATCTGCTTCTTATCTGGTTTTTTCTTACCGAAGTTAAAATTAAACATAAAAAAAAGGAGTAGCAACCGCTCCCCTCTATTTATTATTCAGTTGTTATATCCTATATTTTATTGTATCAAACTTCTACCGTGATCAGTTTGGAAGCATACTCATGTGCATAATGTGTGCGAGCACCATGAATGCCCCAACCAATCCAATCATACGCATGGTCCATGTAGCGATTAATCGACTTACCAGGAGTTTTCATCTTCTCCTCAATATCTAACCACTGAACCTCATTTGTAAGATAACGAAGTTGCGTATCAAGTTTTGATGGTGACCCACCAAACTTCTTAGCAAAATCACCCAATCCATAATAACGATTGGCAGATGTCCATTGGATCAGTCCGTAGCCGCCGTGGCAACCACCGTAACTGGTCCTACTACCACCCTCACAAATATTAGGAACAAAAGTAGACTCTTGTTTAATATTGCCCATGATGGTAGCAAGGGCGTTTCTGTCTTTTATACCACGATCCTGGAAGTATGCCAGGGTAGCATTCTCATTGTCATTACACCCTTTACAAATTAGCCTTTTCTCTTTTGGCTTTTCAGGCGGAGCAACCTCCTTGGTCGCTGTCGGTGTTTCAAACTCCTTAATGATTGAGAAGGGCACTGGGGGTGCCGTCAGAGGAGGAAACAGGGGCAGTGTTGCCACATTGGTTGTAACCGTTGCCAAAAAGGGCAGGGCTACAGTAAAGAATTGTTGCATTAAATTCGATTGAACTCTACATCCGAATAGAAGGGGGGTACACCCAACCTCTCAGCGGGCACCTTCCTCGGCTCTAATTGTCACGTCAAAATCTCATTATGAGAAAACCCACTCTTTTGAAGTGGGTTTGAAGCATTATAAGTGATTATTTATGGTTTGTCAATCCTCGGGTTCCAAAGAGACGATTTCTAGTTCATCGGTTTCTGGTTCGATCCACTCATAAAACTCAGCAAGAATAGCACGAGCATCCTCTTTTGGAATGCTCATATCAGCAGCACGGTCAAGAGACCAGGTTCGCACATGAGCAACAATGTCTTCAGTCGTTGCGTTCATAATAATCTTTTCGGAAGTAACGGGATAATACGTTGCTATTGTAGAACGCTGGTTCTCCGTTGTCAAGGGATTCTGTGAGGACATTATTGACGAAGAGTTGTCGGGTCTCCTCATAGTTTGTTTTGCCCTTTGTTTGATGTAATGATAGGATAGTTCGACTAAAATTTTCTCTGCCCAACTTGTCAACATCTTCTTTAAGTTCTGGACAAGACCCATAGTATTCTTTCCAATTAGATTCTGATTTTACTTTTCTCTTCTTACCTTTTGGTGTTCTAAACTGCCATAGGTATTTTCTTCCAATATACTTACGACCATTTAGTTTGTTTTCTATCAAATAAACAAATCCATAATGGTCTCCTATATCCTTACTATGAAAAGGAGTTTGATTATACATCCAAGGATTTTCATAGTCAGTATCGATACTCATTAATGATGTGCAACACTTCATCTAGATATTTATGAGCGAGTCCTTTCATATCCATTTCGGGACGAACGTGTTCCTCGTAAAGTTGATGCTTTAGTTTTAAAACACGAACTTTAAGATCTTCTTTATCTATTTGATTTTTAGGCATTAAAAAAGGGAGATTGCTCTCCCTTATCTATAAAGATTTTTTACAATATTACGAATTAACAATACTATCTCTCCACTCTTCACTCATATTCACCATAATTGCTTCTGCTGCTTCTGGTGTTTCAGCATATCCTTCATCAAGTAAGTGTGAGAGTATGATGTCGTAAATATCTTCTTTAACATTAAACTCTTGTCTTTCTGCTTCTTGGTCTCTCTCTTTTGCTCTCTGCGACATTCTCCTTGAAGTACTAGCAAGTGTCGCTGCTTGCCTATGTTTTTTTGGTTGTCCTTTTTCAACAGCAGTAGTATGAAGTTTTACTGATTGCTTCATTATCCTATCTGCTCTTTTTTGAGTATCAGGAACTTGTGCTTCATCAAGTTGCTGATTTTCAACAACTTCTAAATATGCTTCTTGAAGATTGCGAAGTTTTTGTGCGTCCATCTTACGAATACTTTTTAGATATTTATAAGTTCTTTGATACTTCAACCATTTTTTCTTGGTCCAGTTCTATTATTTAGTCAAAGTTTAAAATTAGCAAAAGTGTTTGAAGCAACATCTTGTTTAATACCACCAACCAAATAACTCTCAACTTCCGTTTCTTGTGGACTTACCTGAAGACCTTTAGAGGAAATCCAGTGCTGAGTCCAAGGAAGTGGGTTATTGTTTGCTGCAATATCGTATTGGGGTTTTAACCCAATTGCTTTAAGTCTTCTGTTTGCAATCCATTCAACGTATTGCTGAAGAAGTTTATCGTTAAGTCCAATCATGCTGCCATCTTTGAACAGATAATCTGCCCATCTTTTTTCTTCGTTTACAGTACGATCAAACATAGCATACGTCCACTCCTCCTCTTCTTTCATGATCTGCTTCATTTCTGGATCATCACCATCACGCCACTTATTCAGAATATTCTGAGTAATGGCTAGGTGTTGGTTTTCGTCTCTTGCAATAAGAGAGATGATCTTAGCGGATCCTTCCATAAGCTTAAGTTCGCCAAAGGCGAAACTACAAGCAAAACTAACGTAGAAGCGAATACCTTCAAGAATGTTAACGTTTGCGACTGCTCTATAGAGTTTCCGTTTAACGTCATTAAGTGTTTCCTTTGCGTATGATACTCCTTCAAGATTGTGCATCCATGCATCAGATACACCATACTGCTGGGATGATTGAATGAAATCATCATATGATTCCGTAACGCTTTTAGCACGTTCCAGAATACGCTCATCGGTCACAATTTTATCAAACACCTCACTGGGGTCTGAATATACATTTTTAATGATGTAGGTATATGAACGTGAGTGAATCATTTCCATGAATCCCCACACTTCCATACATGCTTCCAACTCAGGAAGTGAGCAGTATGGAATAAAAGCCATACCAGGACCACGACCCTGAATAGAGTCAAGCATAATCTGATACTTCAGATTAGAAGTATAGATATGCTTTTGCTCTGGACGAAGTGTTTGATAGTCTCCACGATCCTTCTGGAGAGATACCTCTTCAGGTCTCCAGAAGTATCCAAGTTGCTGAGTGGTCAGTTTATCAAAGATAGGATATTTGTATGAATCATATCTTTGAATTCCAAGAGGTTTGCCAAAAAACATTGGTTGTTTTTTAGTATCAACTTGTTCAGTGTTAAAAACGGTCATTCCTTTGACCTTTGTTGCCTCATTAAAAACTGGTGAAACTTTAAACTGCACAGGATTCACACTCTCCCTCCTCTACTGAACTTAACTCAC